GATAGGCGGTCACGTAATGTCTCTCAATGCCCTAAGCCCGCGCCTTGATAGGCAGCGGGCCGGGTGTTGCTGTCGGAGGGCGACGCGGGACCATGGCCAGGACCGCGCGTCGCCCTCCCCTTTCGGTAGTCCTTGTTAGGAGGCGTCCGCTCGGAAGAGCAGGTATGGATGACCCGCGCCCACAACGTTTCGGCCCTCGGTCGTCCACTGAAACTCACGCTTGCGCGCAAGCTCCGCGTCGGTCTGCGGGCCGTGGTAAACGACCGAGAACGGCTCACGGTCGACGTACACGAACGCGCCGAGATCGTTGCTGGTGATCTCCTCGGTGAGGATGTACCAGCTCGTATCCGAGCCGCCGAACGCGGAGCCGAGCTCCGGCATCTCGAACGGCTGGCCGAGTCCGAAGTTGCGCACCACGGCCTCGACGTCGCCGCTGCCCGCTGCGCTGCCCGCCGCCTGAGCGATGAACTTCGCGTTGGTGATCTGCTGTGCTCGAGCGACGAGCGCCGGAGGCACGCCGATCCCGGCGACCTTGAGGAAGCGCGGGTCCTCGCCGTTGGGCATCTTTAGTGATGCGATGTACGCGATCGCCTTGGCGACGTTCTGGACCGCGGTCTCGAGATCGACCGAGTTGTCGATCTTCAGCGCGCCCGGGTAGATCCCGCTCGAGCTCGAGGTGAACACGTTCTTGAACGTGCCGAGGCTCGTCTTGAACGGGTGCGCCGTGTCGAAGAACGGGCGCCCGTCGTACGTGTTTGGGTTCGCGATGATCGCCTGCGCGAGCATCTTCTGCGGCCAGTAAGCCGCATACGCGCCCATCATGCGCGACCAGTGCGTCGCGAGCTGGACGCCGTTGCCGTCGAGATCCTCAAGCTGCTCCTTCTTGAGCTTGAGGCCCGCGGCCGCGTTGAGGTTCTCGAACTCGGTCGTCTGCATCGCGAGATCCTCGAAAGAGACCTCGCCGCCTCCCTTGGAGGTCCGCTCGATCTTCGCCGTGTCGAGGAGCCAGTTGATCCGCTCCTTCTTCGCGCCGCTCGGCATGCGCTTGGCGATCTTCGTCCACCAGAGCGAGCGCGTCAGGCGCTCATACTCTCGCGACGTGATGAGGCGGAGATTGCTCTCGAGGTCGTACAGAAACGATGGGGTCAACGCGGGCATGTTGGATTTTCCTTTTCGTCTTTTGGGAGCGCGCGGCGTCCCTCTAACGCCCTAAGCCCCGCGGCTCGTGACCGCGGGGCCGGGCTTGGGTTATGAGAAGAGCGATCAGCCGCCCGCGACCGTCGCGACGAGAACGGGGATGCACACGAAGCCGGCGCCGGCTCCGTACGTGTCCGCGATTTTCTCGTAGGTGATCGTGTCGCCCGACACCATGACGAGCGCTTGACGCTCGACCAGCGTGTCGACATGGGGCCCGATCGTGCCCGGCTTGACGCCGGTCGTGCCGAGCACCGCGGTCAACTCGCCGGCTGCGCCGCCGAGCAAGTCGCCCGCCGTGTTGTATCCGGTCTGGCTCGATGCGATTCCGATCGACGCGCTCGATCCGCCGGTCCATCCGGTCGTGACTTCCCAGAACGGCTCGGCCGCGAGCTTGACCGCCATGCCGGCCGGGATCTCGCAGATCTCCTGACCGTCCGACATGGTGTGATCGATCGGAAGCTTCATCACGAAGCTCTTGTCCGCGCGGAGCCACATGCCGGTCCCGCTCGTCGGCGCGATCGCGAGTTCGTCGGCGCCGTCGGCTTCGACGATGCTCGCGGCAACGAATCGCCACATCGACCCGTCGGTCTTCACGAGCACGAGCTGCCCGTCGTACCGAGACGTCGCGCCGACGCCCTTGAGCGCCGCGCGCGATGCGACCGCGCCGCCAGCGACGCCGCCGCCGGTTGGGCCCATGACTGCCGCGCCCGCTTGCACGAGAACGCCGTCGAGCGTGCTGATCGCGAAGACGCGACCCGCAATCGATCGACCAGTCGAGAGCGTCGAGACCGTCTTGCCGTCCTTGAGGTAGACCTCATTTCCGACGTCGCTGGTCTGCACGTCGTTCGGGCTGTCGTCGTTGTCGAGCCAGTGAAGGCGAAGCTCCTGGAAGAGCTTGATCGACGTCTTCGTGGTCCCGTCGCCCGTGAGCGATTCGGTGAAGTAGCCGATCGGGATCAGCGTCGTCGACGTGCCGCCGACGGTCACAATCCCGGTCGAGGTGTCGAGGCAAGCGACCTCGCCCTTGACCGCGACCGCCGCGCTCGTGAGCACGAACTCGAGATAACCCGCGTCCTTTTCCTTCGTCATTCGTTCCGTCATGGTCTCAACCTTTTTCGATTCGCCGCTTCGGGCGCCCTAGAGTCGTTGTCGCGTTTGGTTTGCTGCGCCGCTCGTTACCGAGCGCCCTTGTCGTCGGTCTTCACCGGCATGAACTCGCCGAGGATCAAGCGGTTGCCGTCGGCGCGAACGCCGGGCTTCTCGTCGACGAGACCCATCGCGCGATCGAGCGCGAGCTTCTCCGCGGGCGGGAGGTGCGACGCTTCGCCGTCGCCTTGTCCGTCGCCGCGAGTGCCGATCGCGGAGATCGCGGCCGCCGGCTTGCGAGCCGGACCGCGGGGCCACGTCTTCACCGCGCCGCGCACCGTTTCGATCGAAGCATTCGCGAGCGTCGCGAGAACCTCTTGGCTGAAGTCGGGACGCGTGGCGAGAAGCTCGCGGCGCTCCGAGACTTCGGCGGCCTTGGCTTGCGCCGCCTCGAAGGACTCGACCTTGGCGATCGCGCGAGCGGCCATCGCCTTCGCGTCCTCGTCCTTCTTCGGAGGCATCGCGGGCGCGTCGCCCTCGGCCTTCGCGTCTTCCTTCTTCGGCTCGTCGCTGCCGTCGCCGTCCGAGTCGTCCGCCTTCGCGTCTTCCTTCTTCGGTTCCGGCTTGTCGCTGTCGCCGTCCGAATCTTCGGCGAGCTCGGCTTGAAGCATGCGCTTCGCCTTCTTCGCCTCTTCGGCGTCGTCGCTCTCGGCGGCCTTGCGAAGTCCTGCGATCGCGTCTTCGTATAGCTTGCTCATTTTCTTTTCTCCGTTGGCCGCTTGGGCCGAGCCATCTTTCGCGGGAACCGATCCGGTCGCCGCCGTTGTCATGAGGTCGTCGAGCGTTGCCACTTCGTCGACTAGACCTTGCGCGAGCGCGTCGTTTCCGATGAACGTTCCCGCCTCGAGCGCGCGCACCTGCTCGACGCTCATTCCGTTTCGGAACGCCGCAACGTGCTTGAAGAAGATCTGGGCGAGGTAGTCGACCTGCTTTTGCGTCGCCGCGGCCGCTCCGTCGCTGATCGGAACGTGGATGTTTCCGTCCGCCTTGCGAGCGCCCGACGTGATGATCTTGAACGCGATCCCGTTGCGCGCGTCGGCGGCCGATACGTCGACCATTTCCGCGACGACGCCAACCGAGCCGACGTTGCCCGTCTCCGGTGATGCGATGTGCCGAGCGGCTGCGGCGAGCGCGTAAGCCGCGCTCTGCGCCGCGCCGTCCACGTACGCGAAGAGAGCAACCCCCGCCGCGTCGCACATTGAGCGGATCGCGCGTGCCGTCTCGAAGACGCCCGACACCAGTCCGCCTGGAGAGTCGATCACGAGCACGACGGACGACGGCTTCTTCTCGATCGCCTCGGCTACGCGGGCCTTGATCCCGTCGTACGAATCGAAGCAGCCCCACGAGTCCGCGTGATGAAGAAGCGGACCGCGCACCGTGATCCGCGCGACGCCTTCAACGACATCGACGGCCGGCTCTTCCGCGAGCGCGAACATGAGCCCGAACGCTTTCGGGTCGAGCGCAAGCGCGCCCTTCGGGCGGAACTCGCGCGGCTCTTTCTTCGACCACGCCATCACGCGGCCTCTTTCACGAGAGAGAGGCGCGGCTTTTTGTCGGCCTCGGCGTCGACGACTTCGTTCGGCGCGACGACCGGGATCCCGAACTGGACGCACAGCGCGTCGACGTCGAGAACCTTTCCGCTCGCGCTGAGCGTGTCGCGGAGCGTCGTGATCGCGGTCGCCGCTTGAACCATCGCGGTCGCTTCGGTGCTCTGGTCCTTCGCGGGCTTCGTGTCCCATTGCACGATCGCGCCGTTGTCGAGAGCTTCTTCTCCGAAGCGCTCAAGGATGAACGGCGGGAGCCCTTGCGTGTTGAGCGTGTACGCGAGAGCGTCCGCGGTCGCCTGGATCAGGTCCGAGCGAATGCTCTTGTGAATGTCGGCGTTGCTGAAGCCCGCGCCGCCGTCGGTCGTGACCGTTTGGCCAGCGAGCGCGATCGTCATCTCGTTGTTTTGGTCCTTGATCGTTTGGTTGAACGAATCCCAGCCGCGGCCGTTGCTCTCGAGGAGCCGCACGTCGTAACCCGGCTTCATTCCGAAGACGGTGTTGACGCCCCACGCCATCACGCGGCGGAACCAGTTCTCTTGCTGCTCTTCGGTCGCGCCCTGCGGAGCCACGGCGACGCGTGCGGGATTGGCTAACTTCGCCTCCCAATTGTCCTTGTGCATGTTCGCGTGCTCTTTGCGGATCCACGCCCGACCAAGCGCGCGCCAGAGCCCGTGCTGCCACGGCGCATTGCGTCCGCCCGGCACATGCAAGATCCATCGACCGTCTCCCGGTGTGATCGGGATCAGTCCCGCGATGGATCGGAAATACCAGCGGTTCTCATTCCAGCGGTAGATCAGAAATTCCGGATCGAGGCGGACGAGCACTGGGTAATCGCGCCCCTCGACCTTCACGAGCTCCGCGACGCCGACGCCGAGCGTTACCCCGTCGGACGCGAGTAACGCGATCTCCGCGGGCGGAAACATTTCATCGAAGACGCTTCGCGACAGCTCGTGACCTTGCTCGAGCGCGGCGACGATGCGTTGGTCGCCTCGGAATCTCTTCGGCAGACGCACAAGCCCATCGGTGCGCGTCGAGAGCACGCCCGCGAGCACGCCGTCTTTTCGCATCGCGCGAATGA